CCCCGAAAAGAAAGAGAGAGGGCGCGCTCTATCGGTGGCGGTGGGGGGCATTTGTAGACTCTACTTAGGCGAGAGGTGGTGAGTGTGGCATTAACGCCAAAGCAGGAAAGATTTGTGCAGGAGTACCTTGTGGATTTGAATGCCGCACAGGCTGCTCTTCGGGCAGGGTATAAAAACCCTGAAATTGGGCGGCAGCTAATTACGAAAAATAACGTTTCTTCCGCAATTCAGGAAGCAAAGAGAGCCAGAAGTGAACGGACAGAGATTACACAGGACTATGTGCTTGCCAAGCTGAAGGAAATCACAGATAAACCGGCCTCGGATGCGAATGACAGCGATCTGAAGTATTCCAGCAAGATAAAAGCGCTTGAATTACTGGGAAAGCATGTGGGAGCGTTCGATGGAAAGGCGAACGGCGATGGAGATACGGAGGTTAAGGTGGTCATAGATGTCTGAGATTCGTTTATCGTCCGTCCTTGGACCTGCATTCCACCTACTGGCTCGTGACGTATTCCAACACGGACACACACACTATGATTTGTCTGGTGGCCGAGGCTCGCTTAAATCTTCCTGCGTTTCCCTGCTGGTGCCGCTTATCTTGCTGACCAATTCAAACACCCACGCCTTGGTACTTCGCAAAGTGGCGAACACCATCCGGGACAGCGTGTATGCACAATATCTATGGGCAATCGGAGAATTGGGTATGGCGGCGTACTGGGACGCTAAGGTTCAACCTATGGAGCTGATTTATAAGCCGACTGGGCAGAAAATCATGTTCCGGGGCGCTGATGACCCCATGAAAATAAAGTCCATTAAGGTTCCGTTCGGATATATCGCTGTAACACACTTTGAAGAAAAAGATCAGTTTTCCGGTCGGGCGGAGATTAGAACCATTTTACAATCTACCATGCGCGGCGGGTCGAAGTTCTGGAACTTTGAGAGCTACAATCCACCCATCAGCCGGGACAACTGGGCCAACAAAGACAGCTTGGAAGAAAGAGCGGACAGGCTGTGCCATAAGAGCACATACTTGGAGGCCCCGCCGGAGTGGTTGGGGGCACAGTTCCTGGCAGAAGCTGAACACTTGAAGACCACGGACGAGAGGGCCTATCGCCATGAATACTTGGGCGAAGCGGTCGGCACCGGCGGAAACGTATTTGAGAATCTGGAGTTGAGGGAAATCACGGAAGAAGAGTTCGTTTCCTTTGACCGTATCTATCAAGGTGTTGACTGGGGCTGGTTCCCTGACCCATTTGCCTTTATCCGCCTCCACTATGACCGGGCTAGAGAGACAATATACCTAATTGACGAGATATACCAAAATAAGCTGACCAACGAGGCGAGCGCGAAGTTGATTCTTTCCAAAGGTTACAAGGATGCTTACATTACCTGCGACAGCGCCGAGCCGAAGTCAGCGGCGGACTACCGGGCAATGGGGCTTCCGGCCAAGGAAGCAATCAAAGGCCCTGGAAGCGTGGAATATGGCATGAAGTGGCTCCAGCGGAGGAAGATTGTTATTGACCGCCGGAGGACACCAAACGCATATAACGAGTTTGTGAATTATGAGTATGAGCGAAATAAGGATGGGGAGATCATCAGCGGGTATCCTGACGAGAATAACCACCTTATTGACGCCACAAGATATGCTCTCGAGCGTGTATTTAGGAGAATGGGGATGACTGCATGAACCTTGAACAAGCGATGAACTATCTTGTTTTTTATAATGGATATGAAGAAATCGTTCATTCATTGCTAGAGCATATATCTATGTTTTCTGAAGGAGGGACGATTCTACCCCCTAAAAGTCTTAAATATGGGGATGAAAGCGAAACTGTTGAAGCTATCCTATGGTTTACCCTTGTCTGTATGTTCGGGGATTATGGGACATCTCCGCGGTTTGGATGGATTGACAAAAAGAAAGAAGCAATTGCGTTTCTAAACAGCCTGCTTTCGGATGAGGTGCCCGAATGAACATTACCGAAAAACTAAAACAGCTCGGTTACTCCACCGTTCCAGAGGAGTTTTACCGCAAAGTGCAGGAGTGGAAATCTTGGTATGTGGGCGACGTGAAGGGCTTCCACAGGTACAAGGTCAGAAACGGCACGAGCATGGTCAAATGCAAGCGCTTCACGCTTAACATGGGCAAGAAGATCCCGGAAGATTGGGCAAACCTTCTGATGAACGAGAAGGTGGAGATTACCATTGAGGGCCAGAGGGAACAGGAATTTGTTGACCATGTGCTCAAAGAAAACAACTTTCTGGTCAAGTCAAATGAAATGCAGGAGAAAGCATTCGCGCTCGGGACGGTGGCGTTTATTCCCCGTGTAGTGGGAATGAAGGCCACGGAAGAAGGCCCTGTACCTGGTAGTGCTGACGGCATTGTGATGGATTATGTGACCGTGGAGCATATCTGGCCGCTAGCATGGCAGAACGGAATCATTACGGAGTGCGCCTTTGACAGCATCGTGACCGTCAACGGGGAGGATTATTGTTATCTCCAAATTCATCACAAGGTAGATGGATTATACGACATTGAGAATCGCATCTATCATTACCGCAATAACAATGTGGATGCAGAACTGGCCTTATCCGACGTCAAGGGATTTGAGTTAGTCCCTCCCGTGGTACATACCGGATCAGATCAGAGGCAGTTTGTTATTGATCGGCCTAATATAGCCAACAATTTTGACAATTCCCCGCTTGGAATTTCTGTCTATGCAAATGCCATCGATGTCCTTAAGGGCGTAGATGTGGCCTATGACAGCTATGTAAATGAGTTTGTCCTTGGGAAAAAGCGCATCATGGTCAAGCCGTCTGCAACCAAAGACCTCGACGGAGAGCCATTTTTTGACCCGGACGACTTGGCTTACTATGTACTCCCGGAGGATGTAAGCGACGGTGTGGTCATCACGCCCATCGACATGACACTCCGTACCCAGGAGCACAACACGGGCATCCAAGACCAACTGAATCTACTGTCCAGCAAGTGTGGCTTTGGAGAAAACCATTACCGCTTCGACCAGGGGAGCATTACCACAGCCACCCAGGTCATCAGTGAAAACAGCACAATGTTCCGTACCATCAAGAAGCATGAAATCATTTTGGAACAGGCCATTACAGAGCTGTGTCATATCATTCTTCGGCTCGGTAATGCAGCCATGAACGCCGGGTTGGACGAAGAAGCTAAAGTGACTATTGATTTTGATGATTCCATCATTGAGGACAAGACCACGGAACGAAATAATGACCGGCAGGACCTTGCGGCAGGCATTATGAACGACTGGGAGTACCGCATGAAGTGGTACAACGAGGACGAGGCCACGGCAAAGAAGATGCTGCCGAATATGGAGAATATGACGGACGAGGAGGAAGAAGAGATTGAATGAGGTATCCATTCACTCCAGAGCTTCTCGATGCCCTACCAGAAGAGCTGGCCGAACTGTACCGCAGTCTGGAAGCGACACTTCTTGAAGAGATATGTTCCCGCCTGAAAATTTCTGGTGAACTGAACGAGGTAACGGTGCAGGACATCCGGGCACTCCGCTCACACGGCATCGACCTGAAGGACATAGAAAAGGCCATCCAGCGCACCGCCAACATCAGCCAACGGGGCTTGAAAAAGCTTCTGGACGACGTTGTGGAGCGCAATCAGCAGTATTACCGGGATGTCATGGACCTTGCAGGTGTGACGGCCACGGAGACGCTGGTGAGCATTGAGGATATCTGGGCTATCTACGAGCAGACGCGGCAGACCTTCCGCAATCTGACCCGCTCTATGGGCTTCCTGGTTGACAACGGGCGAACGATGCTGGCTCCGGCGAGAGCCTACCAATGGGCGCTGGACAATGCCGAGATGCAGATCACAAGCGGGGCCATTTCTTACAATCAGGCCATCAAAAGCTCCGTCAAACAGCTTGCGGACAGCGGTATCAAGGTTGTGGATTACGAGAGCGGCCACCGTGACCATATCGACGTGGCAGCCCGCCGGGCGGTGATGACGGGGGTGTCTCAGCTTTGTGCCAAGTACACGGAGCAGAGTGCAGAGTATTTGGAAACTCCTTATTTTGAAGTGTCCGCCCACATCGGGGCACGAGATAAGGGTGTCGGCTGGCAAAACCACAAGGCATGGCAGGGCCGGGTGTACTCCGTAAGGACCGTAGACAAGTATCCGAGCATTTATGAGGTGTGCGGGCTTGGCTATGTGGACGGCTTGGAGGGTGCAAACTGCCGACATATCAGGACTGCCTTTGTGGATGGTGTGATGGAGCGAACATATACCGACGAAGAACTTGCTCACATAGACGATGGGCACGACGTGGATTTTGAGGGAAAGCACTACACAGCTTATGAGGCCACACAGAAACAGCGGAAGGTCGAGCGAACTATCCGCAAGCTGAAGCGAGAACAGACCGCATACAAGGCCGCAGGACTGACGGAGAACTACCAGGCGGTGACTACCCGTATCCGGAGACTGAATCAGGAATACAAGGCGTTCAGCGAGGCGGCGGGGCTACCGTTACAAAGAGAAAGAATGCAGGTTCAATATCCGGAAGAGCTAACCAGCATAAAACAATTTTCCGGGCTGGAATCATATCAAGGGAACATAAAAATTGTCGGTAAATTCTCTTCCAGACAATATCAGGTGCAGCTTGACCCGCCGCAGATTAGCGGCGTGACAGACCACTTTGCAAATAACCTTACGATGAAACCGGATAGATCTGCATTGACGATTGAAGCGTCGCAGAGTATCATAAATAACAGCAGGTTAGTTTTGTATCAGACTGACCGGAATACATTGAAATTCTTGGCAGATAGCGGTTATGTAGTTTTAAGCGTTGACGGGAAGATTGTAACAGCGGTCCCGGAAAAGCTGAGAAAGAAGTATCGGGACTATTTGGAGGGGAAATGATATGGCGAAAAATCACAATGATAAATGCGTTTGCCCTCTTTTTGGGCGAGAAATCCTATATGGAGAGTGCTATGAGGTCCAAGAAGTTCGGGAGGACGAGATGGACATGGAGCTTGCAATAGAGCCGTTTGACGTAGATAAAGCAAATGAAGTCTGCGAGAAGTGCAAGTGGTATGTTGTGGGGGGCAGCGCGTGATAAAAGAAATTAACGGGAAAACATGGTATTGCTGCCCGTACTGCGGGAAAGCTCTTTTCCCGGTTCGACCGGATACCAAAGTAGAGCACATGCCGTTTCGATGCAAGGCATGTAAGCACGACATGGAAGTAAATATCGCATAGAGCCAAGAGCCTGTGAGCCAAGAGCCATCAGTTTCCGAGGATTCCTCGGTGGTTGATGGCTCTTTTTGTTTTGCCGAGAGGCGTAAAACCGCAGGGCGACGGCCCTGACAATAAACGGAGGTAACTACTATGAGCGAACCTATCAATAATCCTACCCAGGCCCCTGCGCCGGAGCCCGCCCCTGCGAAGACCTTCACGCAGGAGGAAGTGGATGCCATGATCGGCAAGCGGCTTGCGAAAGCCATGAAGGGTATGCCCAGCGAAGAAGAGCTGACCGCCTACCGCACCTGGAAGGACGGGCAGGCCGGAGAGAAAGAACGCTGGGACAAGCTGACTGGCGAGAGGGATACTCTCTCCGGAAAGCTGACAACCGCAGAAGCGGAGAGAGACCAGTTGAAGCGTGAGTTGTATGTCCTGAAAAAGGGCTTGACCGGCGAGGAGGCGGAGTTCATCGCTTTCAAGGCAGGGAAGATGGTGGACGACAAGACCACCTTTGAGCAGGCCGTGGACGCGCTTACCGCCGACCGCAAGAAGACTTCTTTTGACTGGACTGCTCCAGTGGGCGGAGGGAAGACAAAAACAGGAGAAAACGATGTAATGAACGCCCTGATCCGGGGCGCACTGAAATGAAAGGAGAACATAAATGGCAGTTGACATTATCGATAGAAGCAAACTTTCTGGGCTTATCCCTGAGCCCGTAACCCGTGAAATTATCCAGGGGGCCGTAACGGAGTCCGCTGTGCTGCGGATGGCCCGTCGGCTGCCCAACATGACCAGTAAGACACAGACCCTCAATGTTCTGGACGCACTGCCCACCGCCTACTTCGTCAATGGTGAGCCAACCACCGGAGCGTCCGACTCCAAGGCTTCGCTGAAAAAGACCACAAACATGGCTTGGGACAAGAAAAAAATTTACGCTGAGGAAATCGCGGTTATCGTCCCCATTCCAGAAGCGGTGTTGGATGATAGCGATTACGATATCTGGGGCGAGGTTCGGCCTAGACTCCAGGAGGCATTCGGAAAGGTCATCGACGCCGCTATTCTGTACGGCACGGACAAGCCGACTTCTTGGCGTGATGGCCTTGTCCCTTCTGCCACTACCGCAAGCGCTGTTGTGACCGCTACCAGCGACATTTTCAAGGACATCATGGGCGAGGGCGGCGTGATTGCCAAAGTGGAGGAGAGCGGCTATATCCCCAACGGCGTAATGGCGGCTATCCAGATGCGCGCCAAGCTGCGCGGCCTTGTGGATAAGAACGGTCAGCCCATTTTCAAGACCGATATGCAGGGGGATACCCGCTACGCGCTGGACGGCATGAGCATGTACTTCCCCGTGAACGGTGCTTACGACCCGGAGGAATCCCTAGCTATCGTGGGCGACTGGAGCCAACTGGTCTACGCCATTCGGCAGGATATGACCTTCAAGATTTTCGACAGCGGCGTGGTACAAGATCCCACCACTGGCAATATCCTTTATAACCTGATGCAGAACGACATGGTGGCCCTCCGCGCCGTCATGCGGCTGGGCTGGGAGATTCCAAATCCCATCAACGCCTTCAACGTCGGCAATGAGAACGCCTTCCCTTTTGCTGTTTACGCACCGGCGGGGGGTTAATAGGGTCTGACACTTTAACGCTATTCCCCAGCGGTCAGACCCTATTGGGGAAACAGGTTTCCGAGCTTGTGGGTGATGACCTGAAGGTCTATGCGAACGGCGCTGTAACGGGCACATTTCATTATGTGACCAACTACACCGAGTTCAGCAGCGCCCCGGACGAGCAGAGCGGGTATTATTTCCCGTTTCACCTGACAAAGACCGGAACACAGATGACCTTCAAGAAAAATGGCTCTCCCACAAAGGAAAACATCCTGTTTGACGCGGACATTGTCTTCCAGGTGACCAAGGATGACACCTTCGAGGTGCTTGTTGATGATTCCAGCGTAGCGAAATTTAGTTTCACTGGGGCGACGTTTGAGCCGCAGGCTAAGACGAAAGCCCGTGCGAAGAAGTAAGGAGGCGGCCTGATGGCTTACGCAGATTATGAGTATTACACTGCTGCGTATCTAGGCAAGACTATCCAAAAGGCTGACTTCCCTCGTCTGTCCCTGCGTGCAAGTTATTTCTTGGATTACTACACGCAGGGGCGGGCGGCCTCAAACAGCGAGTTGGATGCACTGAAAATGGCCTGTTGCGCCGTGGCAGAACAGTACCAGAGCATCGACCTTGCCCAGCAAGCGGCCCTGAATGCTCTTAAAAACTCCGCAAATGCTGGAGAGGCCGGAGAGTTGCAAAGCCAGAGTGTGGGTAGCTGGTCCAAAGCTTACCGAAGCGGCGGTGAAAGTGCCCAGCAGGCCACGGCAGTGGCTCAGTCGGCACAAACACATCTTGCATCTGTTGCAGCGCAGTATTTAGCCGGTACGGGCCTTCTATACCGTGGAAGGGGGTGCGGCTATGGACATGTTCCCCCATGTTGTGACGGTCTATAACACCTACGTTGAGACGGACCATTCCACCTTTGAGGAGACCACAGTGAACCACATCACTGTCCTACGGGGAGTCCTCCTGGATGCCTCTAAGGGTTCCAATGTAACCAAGAGCGGGCTGGAAAGCGCGGATGCAGTCAACCTGTACATTCCATTTTCGGTTGAGGCGTTGGACGGTGTGACAGGCATCCAAAGAAGGTATGTCGGGCCAGTCGAGTTCTGGAAAGCAGATGATAAAAGCGACCTATGGACGCTCTCTGTGGCCCGTGATAGTTTTTTCATCAAGGGTGAGGCTATACACCCGGAATGGACGGTAGAGACCATAGAGGCCGACTACGACGGTGTGTACGATATTACTAAAGTCGATGAAAAGGACTTCGGCGGTGAAATGGCTCACTGGGAAGTTGGTGGGGTTTAATGCTGAAATTCAGTTTCCGCGCCGAAGGGCTGGAAGCAATCAGGGACAAGTTGGATGAGGAGTGCACCAAAGCGGAGCATACTGTGGCACTCCAGGTGCGGAAGGACACATCACCATATGTTCCGATGCTTACCGGATCATTGGACAAACGGACGCGGGTAGATGGTTCAGAAGTGATTTACCCAGGCCCATATGCACGCTACTTATATTTTGGAAAACTAATGGTAGACCCGGCTACAGGTAGCAGTTATGCATCAAAGGGCACAACAAAGGTCTTGACTGACAAAAACCTTGTATTTAATACAGCATCACATGCGCAGGCACAATCCCATTGGTTCGAAGCCAGCAAGGCCGAGAATTTGGATAACTGGATTCGGACGGCGGATAAGGCGGTGAAACGTGAACTCTGAGAAAAAAGAGAAACCCCGCATGCTGGCGGCGACAGAAGAAGTGGATAAAATCTCCCGCTCCATGCTGGTGTGGGCCAATACCTTCCCGGAAAAGCCGGTGGACATCATTAAATATGAGTTTCTGTCCGCTGACCAGGGAGACGAGACCGGTATGGCATTGTCTACCATCCAGGGGACCTATATCACAAAGCGGTTCATCCTGGGCGGCTATCAGGCGGAGTACCAATTCAAACTAATTTATCGTATTAAGCCTGGGCGCAGCAACGACAAGCGCCTGGAGGCTGACGAGCTACTGAACCACTTCGGTGACTGGGCAAGAAAAAATCTTCCTGATTTGGGAGACGAGATTCGGGCGCTCCGAGTTGAGCCCACCACACAATCCTCTAAATTTGCCGCTTATGAGGACGGTTATGAAGACTACCAGATTTTGATGAAACTGACATATGAAGTTGGCGTTTGAAAGGAGAAAAACAATGCCTGAGTCTGATTTGACTTTTAATACTACGCCGGGCCAGACCGTAGGCCGTGAAATGTTAATTGCTTACCTAAACACTGGAGAGAGCTCTACGCCTACTTGGTCTCCAATCGGTAAGCGTGTAGAGGACAGTTCAGCCGAATACGACTGGCAAACAGAAACCAAAGTTGATATTTTTGGAAATACCTATACCAACGGGAAGAAACCAACCATTACACAAACCTTTGACCCATGTGAGTTGGATGCAGATGACGCAGCACAGGAAAAAATCTGGAACCTTGCTATCAAAGATCAGAACGTGAACGCTTTGATGAATCAAGATATGCTTATTGTCCATCTGTATGCGGGGACGGCCGGAACAGCGGTATTTGCTGAAAGATACTCCTCATGCTCTATTTTGCCGTCCGGGCTCGGTGGTGAAGGCGGTGGCACAATTGGGATGCCAATTGATGTTACATATGGCGGCACTAGAACTGTTGGTACAGCATCGATTAGTGATGGAACTGTGAAATTCACACCGGGAACCGTGGAGGTTTAACTTATGAAGGAACTGAATTTTGACTCCGGCCTTGTTACATATTCTTTGAATGGCAAGTGCGAGGTGTCGTTCAACCCCACTGACAGCAACTTCGTTGAGCGGCTGTACTCCGCTTTTGAGGATCTGGACAAGAAGCAGGAGAGCTACAAAGCACAGATCGAGAAGATGGTGGACAAGAAGGAAATCTTCGAGTTTGCCAAAGAGCGGGACGCTGAAATGCGCGGCATTATTGACGGCGTGTTCGAGGCCCCTGTGAGCGAGTCTGTCTTCGGCGGCATGAATGTCTATGCCATTGCCAACGGCCTCCCTGTCTGGTGCAACTTGATGATGGCGGTCATGGATGAGATTGATACCACTTTCACCAGAGAGCAGAAGCTTACTAACCCGCGCATCAGCAAGTACACAGCGAAATACCAGAAGTATCAGAAGAAGTAATCAAAGGAGCACGCCATGAGCTATGGACTTCCAAAAAGCGTGGAGATAGACGGGCAGGAGTTTGCTATCCGCTATGATTATCGGGTTATCCTAGACATTTTCGAGGCCATGAACGACCCCGATTCCAGCGAGGAAGACCGGGCCCTTGACGTGCTCCAAATCTTCTATGTGGATTTTGACGAGCTGACCGACTATGACGCGGCCATAAAAGAGGTTTTTCGATTCATCAACGGCGGCGAGGAGCCACGGAAGCAGAAAGGCCCCCACCTTGTGGACTGGCCTATGGACTTCCCCCGCATCATTGCCCCTATCAACCGTGTGCTGGGCTATGAAGCCCGCGCTGTGGACTACGACATCGAAACCAACACGGGCGGCATCCACTGGTGGACTATCCTCGCGGCCTATGCGGAAATAGGGGACTGCCTCTTTGCCCAGATCGTCCGCATCCGCGACAAGAAGGCAAAGGGCAAGCCGCTGGACAAGTCTGACAGGGAGTTCTACCGAAAGAACCGTGACATTATCGACATCAAGCAGACCTACAGTGAGGCGGAGAATGACCTCGTCAACCTCTGGACGGGCGCAAAATGAAACCGCCCCTCCAAGGGCGGTTCAATATCAGGCTGGAACAAACTTAACATTCAATGTCATTTCTATATACAGCACATCTCCATTTTCAACCTTTAGATTGCTGTAAGAATTAGACGCGGATACATTGGCGGAGTAGTTGCCGATCTCCGAAGTTGCAGTTCCCATTGTTTGAACAAAACCAACGTTTCCCAAAGAAGCTACATCCCCGCGCAATACACCAAACCCGGAAACTGCTACACAGTCATAAGTACCGGCTGGGATATCTGTTCCAACCGTGTATGTGCCTGGTCCAAAAATCAAATTGCTTATATCCGCATCATCATTCTCATCTTCCGAGTTAGTCTTCGTGATCGTAGACTGGGCCAGAATGTCTGAACCAGCGTTTGACGGTCTATTAGTGCGCCCCCCAAAAGTAAGAGATACAGCGGCAATAATAGCAACGACAATCACAGCCGCAAAGGCAACATTTCCCTTAATTTTTCTGCTTCTTTTTTCTGGGGCGTTCTCGCTATCGAAAACAGCGGTTTCTGGTGTGTTTGTTGCGTATTCACTCTCAACTACGAGGTGTGATCCAGATATTGCTGTGTTTACAACTTTTTCAGTGTCATCCGGCGATATGAGGATTGAAATTGAGCAGTCGATTTTACGCCCCTTTTGGAACGAAAGCGTATGTGGTCCGTCTTGAGCGTATGCAGAAACGGTTGCGCCGTTTCTTAAAATCCCAACCACCTTATCATCCAAAAGCACCGTGAAGTCGACAGCGCATCCCCACGGCGATTTTTCTCTTGTAATAATGATTTCCTTGTACCCTTCCAATGTAAATCTCTCCTATCAAGGTGGTGTTTAATGTGGCCGCTGACGGCTCCATCGTCATTGAAACCAATATTGACAATAAGAAAGCACAAAAAGAGCTGAATCAGCTTGCTAAGAAAATCCAATCGCTTGAAGATCAACTTACGTCCAAAAAGCAGGGGAGGTTTCCTTTAGTAGAAAACCTCAACGTTGTAAATGCGGAGTTGGAGGAGGCCAGGAAGCAGTTATCCATGCTCCAGGACGAACAGAATGCTATCAATGCCGCCATGAAAGCTGGTTCGTCCGCTGATGACTATATGCGTGCCTATTCTGATAGGCCTATGGTCGATTCCAAATTGAAAAAGCAACAAGAAAAGGTTGACGCAATTGAGAAAGAGTGGAGGCAGGCTGAAAAAGCGCTTTCAGATTATGATTCCAAAATTTCTGGCTTAGAAGGAAAGTTGAACCTGGCAAAAGAGGAAGCCGGAGGGCTCCAGCAGAACATGGCAAAGTCCGGCCCTGCCGCCGCCAAAATGGCAAAATCAGTAGATAGAGCGCAAAAGAGCGCAAGCAAGTTTTCTTCTCGTATGCGTGAAGTTATCAGAAGCGCGCTTATATTCACGGTCATTACACAAGCTCTTGCGAAGTTCCGTGAATGGATGGGGAAAGTCATCAAAACAAATGACGAGGCTAGAGCGTCTATTGCACGCCTAAAAGGGGCTCTCCTGACGCTCGCTCAACCGATGATTGAGGTCATTATACCAGCATTTACAAATTTTGTCGATATGTTGGCCCGTATAATTTCAATGGCCGCCCGGATTACTGCTGCGCTGTTTGGTACAACAGCAGAGAAAGCTGCGGACTCCGCTGAAAATCTGTATGAGGAAACAGAAGCACTTGAAAAAACGGGTGAAGCAGCTGAGGAGGCCGGGAAATCGCTCGCTTCTTTTGATGAAATCAACCAGCTTTCGGGGAGCAGAAATAAAAGTGAATCTTCTAATCAAGATATTGGGCCAGATTTTTCTGCCTTTCAAGAAGGTATGAATAGCGGATGGCTCCAAGAAATGATGGCGAGTGTATCTGCTTGGGTGCCAATTGCATTAATGCTAGGTGGTATTGCACTTGTAGCTATAGGAGCATCTATAGGGAGTTTAGTGCTGGTTCTTTCTGGTTTACTTTTACTTGTAGCTGGCATTGATTTCTCAGGAGAAAATGAACAATTACAGTCTTGGGTTGATGCACTTGGTTTAAATAGTGTGCAAGAGTTTGTGTTATTGGCAATTATACTCGGCGGCATCGCCATGGTTGCTATTGGAGCTTCAACTGTAAATATTTTACTTGTTGTGGCTGGACTAGCTTTGATCGGAGTTGCTGTGGCTTATGCATATCAAAGCGGAATGATGCAAGATTGGGCGGAAGCGCTTGGACTTTCTAGAGCAGCCCAGTTTATAACTGCCGCTCTATTGATAGCTGGATTTGCCCTTATTTGTATTGGCGCAGGACTAGGGAATATTCTTATGGTTATATCTGGTATCGCTTTGATTGCAACTGGCGTCTTTGTAGGGAGTGAGAGTGGAGTTTTTGAATCTTGGGCAAAGACGCTGGGACTTGATTCCGCGTTTGACTATGTAACAGCTGCAATGCAAATAGCTGGATTTGCCCTCATCTGTATTGGAGCGGCAATGGGGAATATCTTTATGGTTATCGCTGGAGCAGTTCTTCTAGGAGCAGGGGTGACAGCAGAAGTAATTGGAGAACAGACACTGATGGCATGGTGGGAAAAACTGAAACTTACAACCGTTGTTCAATGGGTATCTGTCGCCATTCTTTTGGTAGGCATCGTAATGGTAGCTATTGCGGCTGCTACTGGAAATCTTATTTTGCTAATTGCTGGTGCAGTGGTGCTCGGCCTCGGAATTGTTGCCGCAATAAATGATGATCATTTGCAGGATTGGGTTGAAACATTAGGCCTTGAAAAAGTAATGGAGTATGTAACGATTGCAATTTTGCTTGTAGGAATTGGGCTTGTTGCAATCGGTCTAATGACTATGAACATTCTTATGTTTCTAGGTGGATGCGCACTCCTTATTGCTGGATTTGTCGTTGGGAATGAAAGCGGGACGTTTCGTAGTTGGGTAGAAACATTACATCTTGAAGAGGTGGCTGGATGGGTATCTACAGCAATGCTGCTTGCTGGGATTGCATTAGTCGCTATTGGTGCAATGACATTAAACCCTCTATTCATACTGGCCGGGATTGCACTTTTAGGTGGGGGGACAGCGCTTAAGCTTGGAAGTGGCAGTACGAAGGGGAGTTCTTATTCAGCCAGATCAGGCTTAGGCCGAATGTCAGTACCAAGGCTTTCAATTGATGACGTTCCTGCCCTTGCAAAAGGCGCGGTCATACCGCCTAATAAAGAGTTCCTCGCCGTACTGGGAGATCAAAAGAGCGGGACAAATATAGAGGCTCCAACATCTGAGATTGAAGCCGCTGTTGCTCGTGGGATGCAGCGATATGGTGGCGGCGGCTCCAATACAGTTATCTTGGAAATCGACAAGCAGGTGCTTGGTCGCGTATCTTATCAAGCAACTCAGAGCGAAGTTCAGCGTATCGGCGTAAATTTGGTGGAGGGTTAAATGAGCTATATCAAATTGAACGGCATTGAGTTTGACGCAGATGTTGCAATTTCGACTTATAATCGAAGTTTCAATGTACTAGATGGAGATAATGCAGGCCGAGTGCTTTCCGGTCGAATGATACGTGATGTTATTGGAACCTATCTTGGACATAAGATTACAGTGTTTCGCAGAGGAGACAATTACGAAGGTCTGGATACCTTTTGGGACTATCTGTACCAACACTCAGTCGATGATAGCGTTATGTTGGAGGCTGCGGACGGACAGACAACCATCTCCTACGAGGCGTATTATACTAGCGCATCTCAAGACATGGAGAAGGTAGAAGGTAGCGTAAATTATTGGGGAGAAATAGAGGTAAGCTTTGTCCCGATAGACGCACAGGTCAAGCCGTAAAAGGTGAGGATAGGCGATGGCAAACAAAAACAAAATTGTGTATGGCGACAGAGTTTTTGAGGGCAACAAAATTAAAAGCGGAAATCTTCATATTGCAACATCTCTTCTATCTTCCTCTCTGGAAGCCAATACCTTATCTGTCGTAATTGAAACTGAGGACAGAACAATTACAGAGTTTGAACGAAACGCTCCGATTGTCTACTTTTATGATGACGTTCAGACCGGTGTGTTTTATGTGAAATCCATTGACCGGAACGGGCCCAATACATATAAGATATCTGCAACAAGCGCAATTGGGCTTTTATCTGAAAATCAGCATTATGGAGGAATCTACTCTGGCGAGACTGCATCCGAACTTCTTGCTTCCATATGCGGCACAATACCATACGAGATAAAAACAAATTTAGCAGACATAAAATTGTATGGTTGGTTACCTATCGCTACGGCAAGGGATAACTTGTCACAGGTTCTATTTGCAATTGGCGCAACTATTCGAACTGATCTAAATGGAGTTCTTCGGATTGCGGCCCTTTGGGATGGAATTAGCGGGAACCTTGGTTTAGACCGAATGTATCAGGGCCCGAGCGTCACTAACGCGGCCAAAGTAACCCAAGTAATTGTTACGGAACATCAATATATAAAATCTGGTGAGTCATCTACACTTTTTGAAGGGTCTGTAGAAGAAGGGAAAATTGTTACATTTGATGACCCTGTGTTTGACCTGTCTGCATCTGGCTTTACTATTTTAGAGAGTGGGGCCAATTACGCGAAACTAACATCTGGGTCTGGGAAGCTTACTGGAACAAAGTATACGCACAACAAGAGCCAAATCATACGTGATATTGTTTCAGCCAAAGAGCCAAATGTAAAGAAGGTCGAAAATGCTACGTTGGTATCGCTCACAAACTCTGCGGCTGTTGCGGATCGAATGAAAAATTACTATAAGCATGCCCAATCTATCCACGCACCAGTTGTTTATAATGGGGAGTCAACGGGGAACCGTGTGTTAACGTGGGACCCATATAACAAAGAGCCAGTTACGGCTTGCATTGAAAAAGAAGACATTACCATCTCAAACACATTAAAATCAAGTTCGGAGATGCTTGTTGGATATGTACCATTAAAAATAGAGGAAACTGAATTACTCGAAAACCGTGTAGTTCTTACAGGCGCAGGCGAGTGGACTGTTCCTGAAGGGACAACATATGTAAGAGCAGTTTTGATTGATGGTGGGCAAAGCGGCCAACCCGGAGGGAATGGAGAATCTGGTAATATTGCCAGAGCTGCTAGCGATTACTCTAGTAACACTAGTTCTGTACCTGAAAATACATTTGTTTCGACTACAGCATCAGTATCGCTTGGAAGCCAATCGGAAGGGAAAGGTGGAAAGAAAGGTCTTGGTGGCCTTGGAGGTAGAATTTTCCAGTCATCGCTCGATGTCGTGGGCGGTCAAAAAATAGCGTATTCTTGTGGCAAAGCAACTGGCTATGGAGGGGAAAGTGTCACAACATTTGGATTGCTTTCGTCTGTCAGTGGGAATCGAAATAACCTTGGATATGTTGATACAGTTACAGGAGAAACATATGCTTTAGCAGGAAAAGATGGAATGGATGGAGGAGATGGTGGAGGCCCTGGTGAGCCTGGCAAGGATGCTGGATCTGCAAAAGGCGGAGAAGGAATAAGCCAGAGAGAATACTCTGACAGAAAAACATTCTCAGGAAGCAATATTAATACTCTTTGGTTTAATGCAGAGGCAAATTGTGAGGCAGATTGTGGTGGTGCGGGAGGCGGTGGCGCAGGAGGAAACGGAGAAAATGGTGGCCCTGCAATAATAGCCACCAAAGCCAATGTAAATTTTAAAGGGCCAAGCTCTGGCGCAGGCTCATCTAATGGAGCAGACGCAGAGGGGGAGGCATATCAACATGGAGGTGGAAGCGGTGGAAAAGGTAAAGATGGAGAGAATGCATCATCGTATGGTTCAGGCGGAAGCGGTGGAAGCGGTGGTGGCGGCGCTGGAGTATGTGGATCGGTAAGACTTTCAGTAACCAATAAACGAAAATGGTCTAATCGTGCAGGCGGAGACAGTAAAACAGAAGATCTTACTGTTCGGTGCGATGCCGACATTTTTGTAAAAAAGGCTTCAGTTGTAACTGGTGGAGCAGGAGGAAACGGGGGAAGCTCAATGGATGGATGCATTATTTTGTATTATGGCGTTCCCCAAAAGATAGTCTCCGGCCCAGTGAAAGATAAAAATGGCCGCGTTGTTCTGGACAAGCTTGGCCGTCGGCTAATTGTGTGAGGTGAGAAAATGGAACTGACTCTGGAGGAGCGTGTAGCGGCACTTGAGCGGGAATTATCATCCAGAGAAGCGGCAGAAGAACCAACCGAATACTACACCAGCAAATACAGCGGTGAGGAGATCGATGCCCTTCTGGACAAGGTGGCCGCTATGGATGGGGGCGGGACATAATGCTCAGCATGACAAATTGGTACATCTGCACCCCGCCTAAATTTTGCCTCGGGTTTGAGGGCGACAATGGGGCTGTAGCCTTCGAAATCTCCACCGACCTCCCAGACGAGTGGGACTTAAAGGTGGATGTGGAGAAGGATGGTCAGAAGAATATTATCCAGCTCCAGCGCGTCGGGCAAGTATACTCCGCCTTGCTGACGGCCTCCATGCTGGCTGATGACGGCCAGTATTTAATGCAGGTCAGGGGTACACTCGGGGAGCAGGTGCGGCACAGTAATATATTCTACGCAACGGTCCATGACTCCATTAACGCTGTAGATGCTTTCCCGCCTCCCCTGCCCTCCGAATTTGAGCAGATGGAGGAGCGTATCACAGAGCTGAACCAGCATCCCCCGAGGCCCGGCCTGGATGGATTTTGGGAGATTTGGAACCCAGACAGTGGCCAGTATGAGGCGTCGGATATCCCTTTACCGGAGGGTGGAGGAGGTACATCCTACAACATCGGGCACGGGCTAAAGCTGGACAGAGACACAAGGACGTTATCTGTGGACACAGTAAACGGCTTTGACGAAGGTGATAATACGCTCCCCATTACCGCAGCAGCGGTCCAGGAGACGGTAGGCAATATCGAAATCCTGTTAGGGACAATTTGAAAGGTGGGAAAGCATGAGTGTAGCAACTGAAATCAGCAGAATCCAAACAGCGCGGAACGCTATCAGGTCAAAGGCCGTTGAACTGGGTATTGGCACAGGCACGGACGATCTGACCAAGCTGGCCGCAGAGATTGAGGCAATCGAGAACAGAGGCGCGGTATCTGCCACCGTCCAAGAGGGCGATACATATACCATCCCCAAAGGCTACCACAACGGAAGCGGAACGGTTTCTGGGGTGTCCGGCGGCGGAAACTATAACCTCCAGAGCAAGACTGTCACGCCAACCAAGTCCCAGCAGAATGTGACGCCCGACCCCGGCTATTATGGCCTGTCCGATGTGACAGTAGCCGCCATCCCCGGGAACTACCAGGACGTATCCGCCGTTACGGCTACCGCCGCTGACGTATTGACTGGCAAGGTGTTTGTGGACAAGGCAGGCAAGACCACCACAGGTACCATGCCAAACAACGGGGCGGCAACTGAAACACTGACCCCGGAAAAACTGTCTTACACCATCCCGAAGGGGTATCACAGCGGGACGGGAAAGGTGCAGATCACCCCGGAGACGAAGAGTGTTACGCCCAACAAGTCTGTCCAAACGGTAGAGCCTACGGACGGGAAGGTGCTCACGTCCGTTGAGGTAGCGGCCATCCCGGAGGCTTATGTGGACACCTCTGACGGCACAGCGGTTGCCGGGGATATCCTTAATGGCAAGACCGCTTACGCAAAAGGCGCGAAGGTCACTGGCTCAATGGCAAACAATGGGGCAGTATCCGGGGAGATTGACGGCTTGACCACAACCTCCTTTGCCGTCCCTGCTGGTTACACCACCGGAGGCTCGGTGAGCCTGACGGGCGACATTGAGGAGGCCCTGGCGGCCATTTGACGGGAGGTGTGACATGAGTATCCAGGGAGAAATTGACCGACTGTCCGCTGCTAAGGCAAGTATCGCAGCGTCACTACAGGCTATGGGCATAGAACCCCCGGAGGGCACCACACTGGAGCAGTACGCCGCCCAGTTAGCCGCTATCGCCACGGCTGCGCCCTGGCTCTCAATCCCCGGCGGCGGCACGATGCAGATGGGGGAGAGCCTGGGCGAAGGGCCGTACACCATCGAAGTAACCGAAGACGGAGAGGGCGGCGACCTCTCCGCCGAACAGGTGGGCTACAGCAACACGGGTAGCGGCCTGGAGGCTACAAACGTGCAGGGGGCGATCGACGAGCTGGCGGGCAGAGGTAGCAGCGGTGTGATCACCTTCAACGGACGATCTGGTGCAGTTGTCCCCCAGGAGGGGGATTACACGGCTAATATGGTTGGGGCTTTACCCAACAGTACAAAGCTGGCAGACCTACCAACAGACGAAAGCCACAGAACAGTAAGCGATACAGAAAAAAGCGCTTGGAACAGCAAAGGAGATCCGGCCAAGAGCACCACAATTACTCTGCTGTCCAGCGGGTGGACGCAAGGTGGGAACGGAAGGTACAGCCAGACGGTTTCCTGCTCCATTGTGGCGGCAGACACAGCGGTAGTGAGTGTAGACGTAGCGCTGAGTGGTACAGATTTGGACGCGGACGCAGAGGCGCTGAACGCCTGGATGGGGCCATCAGCGCAGAACGCCGTGCAGGGAGCTGGGACACTGACCTTTTACGCGGCAGAGGCCCCGGCCGTCAACATCCCGGTCAATGTGGGGGTGGGATGATGGTGTTCTTGCATAGGGGCGGCCCAACTGGGGATATGGGGATCTCTGCTGGTGATTTGGAGATAGGACAGGTAGTACATCTAAATGAAAGCGGGGTCCCGATTGACTATCTGGTAGTACATCAGGGCATACCGTCCAATCTATATGATGCATCGTGTGAGGGGACATGGTTGCTACGGAAGGACATCCGTGAGATGGGACCGTTTAACTCTGGTGGAGGAAATGCGCTTCCTGGTTCCAGCATTTTGAGCACTATGTCTGGATATATGAAGGACTACGATTTGCCAGTTCAAGCAGCCATTAAAACTGTGAAAGTGCCGTATTGTGTTTGGAATGGTTCTGCTACAGTTAACAGCGGAGAAAACGGTCTGCAATGCCGAGTATTTCCAATAAGCGGATATGAAATTGGATTAAATAACAGCCTGTCCTCATACCTCCCAATAGATGGAGCAAAACTATCTTACTTTATTGATGGTGATGGCGCTGATGCTAGGAGCAAAAGAATTGCGAAATTCAACATGACGAATGGGCTTTACTGGACACGTTCTCCATCAAATGCGAATAATGTTGGTAATTGGTGCATCTCCGTTGATGGAAGTTATGGTAATGGCTATTCCTATAATTCCTACGGTATCCGCCCCGCCTTAATCCTCCCTTACGACTTTAAATTCCTAAAATCAGAGGTGTCCTGATGGTATATGTATCGCGCTTTTTTGTTCCTGCTTCAAGCGGTATTTCTGCGGGCGACCTTGAGGTCGGAAAGATTGTGCGGCTCAACGAGAAAGGAACCCCGGTGGACTATCTGGTGGTTAACCAGGGGATACCGGAGGACAGCCCTCTTTATGATGCGTCCTGCGAAGGGACATGGCTATTGAGGAAAGACATTTCTGAAAATCGGATATGGGATTCCGGAGAAGTCAACAACCTGGAGCAATCCGATATCCAGAGCTGGCTAAACGGCACAATGCTTTTGAAGTACGATTCTAACATTAAGTCGGCCCTCAAGCAGGTTAAAATCCCGTATCGGCAGGAAGGCGGAATAGGAGGAACAGACAGCACCGGAGCAAATGGGCTGTCTTGCAAGATTTTTCTGCTGTCCGGCTATGAAGTCGGATGGAGCACCATTACGAGCCCATACTTCCCTGTAGATGGTGCAAAACTGACCTACTTCGAGTCCGGCACAAATTCATTAGCCAACAGCAAACGGGTTGCAAATCGAAATGGTAATGCTGAAAACTGGTGGCTCCGCTCTCCGTACACCAACGATGCCAACTACGTGTGGTATACCCGAACTAACGGTGACAGCAGCATCTGGAGAGCAAACACTGACGCAGGCATCCGCCCCGCTTTGATCCTTCCTTACGACTTCCAATTTACCAAAAAGGAGGTGTCGGCCTGATGGTGTTCTTCATGTCGAGAGGGCTACCCTCCAACAAAACATATGACCCTGTGTTTGCAAACAATGACTGGGCCGCTATCATCGAGGCATGCCACGCCAATGAGGTGCCGGACACCTGGGTAGCTGATGGCTCCTGCTACAAGGACATGGACATCGGCGGCAAGGCATACCGTATCGACATCATCGGGAAGAACCACGATGATCTGTCAGACGGGACGGGCAAAGCACCGCTGACCTTCCAGATGCACGACTGCTACGATACCACCTACCAGATGAACAGCAGCAACACCAATGCGGGCGGCTGGCGGGATTGCCAGATGAGGACGCAGACCATGCCCGCGTTGAAAGCCCTGCTTCCGGCGGAGGTTCAGGCGGGGATAAGAGCAGTTAACAAACTGACCAGCGCAGGGAATCAGAGCCCAATCATTGTGACCACCAGTGATGACTTATTCTTGCCATCTGAAGTCGATGTTTTTGGATATACCCAATACTCTTTCGCCGGAGAGGGCACCCAGTATGACTACTACATGATAGGAAACAGGACAGCAAAAAATATAAATGGTAATTTAAACGCATGGTGGACTCGCTCTCCAAACGCTACAAGATCGGATATCATTTTACTTATAGGCATCAATGGAGGGATTGGAGGCACAAACCCCATTAACTCGTATGGAGTCCCCTTCTGCTTCTGCTTCTAGGAGGTAACATGTACTTAAAAATCGGCGAAAAGCAATACAGTGTCTCCCGCCGGGTTGTGACAGAGGATACCATCAAATATCTTTCGGTCAAGCCATCGCCCGGAGAGGTGACAGGCAAAATCCAGATGTACCGGGATGATGGGTTTCTTTTGTCAGAGGATGATGCAGGGAACTATACCCAGCAGACCTACGCTGGTACGCTGCTGACCCTGACCAACAAGCCAGTCCCAGAGCCAGCTCCCCAACCGTCAGCGCCAAACATGCAGTCACAGTACGCCGCCGCTATGAGGGCCTACGCGGCCACCAGCGTGGCCATACCGGACACCTACGCCCTGGACATGCCCGATCTGTTTCCGGCGTGGGAGACTGTTTTGGAGGCAGGAGAGGAGCTCCCGGCGGGCCGTATCCTCAACGACGGCGGCCAGCTCTACCGGGTGGTGCAGGCGGTAACGCCACAGGCGGAGATGCCCCCGCACGACGACGGCATGCTCGCCATCTACCGGCCCATTGACCGGGAGCACGCGGGCACAGCGGACGACCCCATCCCGTGGGTGTACGGCATGGACTGCCACGCGGGCAAGCACTACAGCTACAACGGCAAGGTCTACAAGGTGGCCGAGGGCGGGGACATGATTCCCTGCACGTGGGCCCCGGATACCCCGGATATGTGGCAATGGGTGGAGGTGTAGCACATGGCTATCGTTGTAAACGGCAAAAAAGTTGCCGGGGTGGGCCTGCCTGGCAAGGACGGAGCTCCAGGGGCAGACGGCAAGGATGGTGCACCTGGAAAGTCCGCCTATCAGGCGGCAAAAGAGAAAGGATATACCGGAACCGAAGAGGAGTTTAACACCGCTCTGGCTGGTATGCAAAGTGCTCCATTCCTGCCGCTGGCTGGCGGCGTAGTAACTGGCAACCTTATATTAGGGGTAGATAGTTCTAGTGGGAGTGCCTTATATATTGGGAGTGAAAACGGAGCACAGGTTGTATTTGATTCCACGTGGGGACTTAGAGTTCTCGCAGATACGATCATTTTCGGTCAGAACTCCAATGATCAGAAGTCGCTTATTTTCCATAACGGCCAGATCAAAAACTTGTCATTGCCGGGAAGTCCAAACGACGCCGCCAACAAGCAGTACGTGGATGGCTTGGTGGGTGACATCAACGCCGCGCTGGACGCCATCAATGGGGAGGTAGTCTGATGGGTACGACCGCGGACAAGCTGGCCTATCTCAGCGCTACAAAGGACACCCTAAAGGCCAACCTCACGGCCAAGGGCGTGGAGGTACCAGAAGGCACCACATTTCGCAGAATGGCGGAGATGGTGGGGGAGATTCCGGTTGCATCCACACACACAGTAGGTGTGACTGTAACCGATGGGGTCTATAGCATCACCATTGATGGACAAACGCTTTACGAAGGGGGAACCTATGACCTTGAAGCGCAACCGGGTGAATACATTTATTTCGGGATTTCCTCCGATGTCGGATGGGCCGTTTATGGAGCTGAAACCGGGATTGGAATACCGACTGCGAACGGAAGGTCTCCGGCAGCACTGACCAGAGTTCCACCGACAGTGACAGACCTCTATTTTATAATGCCAGACGAAGATGTTTTACTAGAGGGGGGGGTGTAGGCGACCATGAGTAAGCTCATTACATATGTCCCGCTCTCGTCCGTGGAGCGGATTGAGTTGAGAGTCACCAACTGCCGCAAGACGCTCTCTCAGGTCAAGGCAGAGACCAAGGCCCATTACGTGCTCAATGGAGGCATGTGGAACCCGGATGGCACCCCCTGCCCGCTGCTTAAAGCGGGCGGGGTAATGCGCTCCGGCACGCCCTGGCGGGCGGTGGGCTACGCCTGGGACAAAGGCCCGGACATCCGCATGACCTCCGAGTACGGGGGAGCGGCCAACTTTATCGCTGTGACCGCCATCATTGCCTCCGGCAAGCCAGTGGATAAGCCCTCCTACGGCTCGGCCCAGGGAGGCAAGCGGGGGCGGAGCGCTATTGGCCTCCGTGGTGGAAGTCTAGCCCTCTACTGCTCCTCGGACGGCACCGACGCAGCAACGCCGGAGGCTCTGCGGGACGAGCTGGCCGGGCTGGGCTGGTCCTCCGCCGTTATGCTGGATGGGGGCGGCTCCAGCCAGTGTGACTTTGGCGGAGAGCGCATTACCGCCAGCCGCAAGGTGCACAACTGGATTTGTGTCTGGCTCAAACAGGGCGGCCAGAAGCCGCCGGAAGAGGAGGACAAGCCTATGAGCAAGCATACTGTATGCCTTGACCCCGGACACGGGCCGGGCAACGTCAACGGATCCCCGGACGGCACCTACAAAGAGTGGGAGTTTACGTGGGATATGGCACAGCGTGTCAAGCCGCTGCTGGAGGCCAAGGGGGTGGGCGTGGTGCTCACCAAGACGGCGGACAACTACCCCAGCCTGACGGAGCGGGCCAACATCAGCAATAAGGCAACGCCGGACTGCTTTGTGAGCATCCACACCAACGCCGCCGGAGAGGGCGGATGGTCGAGCGCGTCGGGGCTGGAGATCTACACCAGCGCAGGGCCCATGACGGCCCAGCGCAATGTGCTGGCCTCCAAGCTGGTCAACGCCTTCCACGCCGCCGGGGTGTCCCTGCGGAGTGAACCTATCAAGCACGAGCTGTATACTGTGCTTGCCAAGACCGACGCCCCCGCCGCGCTCATTGAGTATGGCTTCCATACCAACAAGATGGACACGGAGTATCTCAAGGATAGCAAGTACCGGGACAAGCTGGCCGAGGCCACCGCAAAGGGCATCTGTGAGTTCCTGGGCGTCGCGTGGCAGGCCGATCCAGGAGAGGACAACGCAGATACCCCGGACGCCTGGTCCGCTGAGGCGTGGCAGAAAGCCAAAGACAAGGGCGTGCTGGACGGCACCCGTCCCCGTGACAATATGACCCGGCAGGAGCTGGCCGTGGTGCTGGATCGGCTGAATCTGATTTGATGGAGGTACATATTATGGACATTTCTTCTTTGGGTATCACCGGAGTAGCAGTCATCACTGTGATCTGCTTCCTCGTCGGCCAGGTGGTTAAGGCCACCGGCTTGGACAACAAGTGGATTCCCATCATCTGCGGTGCGTTTGGTGCGGTGCTGGGCATCCTCGGCATGTTTATCATGCCCGAGTTCCCGGCCAGTGATTACCTTACCGCCGCCGCCGTAGGCATTGTGAGCGGCCTCGCGGCCACTGGTATCAATCAGGTCTATAAGCAGTTGACTAAGGAGGGCTGATGCCCATGGAGTGGGTAGGCCCACTGATTTCCGGCGCGGCGGTCGTCCTGGTGGCAATCATTGAGGCGGTCGCCGCGAGGGAGCGGAAACGCATCAAATCTGACAACCAGAAGAGCGATGCCCTTATGAATGGGGTACAGGCTCTGCTAAGACGCGAAATCATTGCCGAGTACAACCACTACTCCGAGCAACGCTATATCCCGATTTATGGGATGGAGAACGTGCTGGACATGTACAATGCCTACAAGGAGTTGGGTGGGAATGGGATGGCGGCAAAGCTGGTCGAGGCCCTGAAACAACTGCCAACGGAGCCGCCGGAGGTCGAAAGGACGTGAGTGAATGAGCGCAAAGGTGAAGCTGCCCCCAGAATTGGCGAACCTCTTGCGCTCAGAGCTGGAGACGGCCATCTATGAAGCCGCCCTGCACCGGGACGATGAATTGATCGCCAAGCGCCGTATCATCGACAAATGGGCGGAAATGGACATTGCGGCGGAGCTTGGATGGGAGCGGTCCACGGTATCCAAGCATATCCCGTACATACTGAATGAAGTGAAACGGGTGGCAAACAGAATAACAAAGTTAAAAGGAGTCGGGAATTAACCCGGCTCCTTTTGCTTTGTCCATTTCATTAAGTCTTCGCAATCCTTTTCCATTCTTGTGTAACTCTCAATGTTTCGAATACTTCGCATCGCGCAAAAACCACACACCAACGCGCAAATAATCCCGCCTACGATTGAAAACATCCGCCCGGATACAACACCCCATACAAAATTACCAGAACCGTATGCTACAGCAAATAAACAGAAAAGAATCAATAACTTGCAATTTCTGATTTCCTTTTTATACATCCATATCACCTCTATGTAATTTAATTATATGCTAAAATCCTGAATTTGCAAGGGGAATCAACCTCCGGTCAAATATAGTCACAAAAAGTCACATAAATCGAACAGGACTAACACAAGTACCCCTCTGGAACGCCACCCAGCCGGGGTATTTTTATGCGACAATATAGACATGGAGGACGTGAGGATACAGGGTTGGTACACGTCGCCGCCCTCCTCACGGACTCCTTATTTTATGGACAAGGACGTGTTGGATATGACTCTAATCGAGAGAATGGTAGCCGCTGGCATGTCCCGCGATTGTGCCGCCGAAACAGCGATGTGGTACATGGCACAGGGAGATGACGAGGGCCTAGAGGATTACGTAACCGCATTGGAGGCGGGGAGGGAGGCGCGTCAGTATGGCGTTTCCTAATTACACATACCCGGCTTATGGGGCCTACAATCCTGTTACCCCGTTTGCTCCGGCTCCACAAGTATATCAGCCCCAGCAACCTACTCAGCAACCCTCACAGACCATTCAGCCACAGAGTAATGTAAACACACAGCCCGCTTTTTTCTGCCGTCCTGTGGCCTCCAGGGAAGAAGCGCTGGGTGTTCCGGTTGACTTCATGGGTGCTCCCATGTTTTTCCCCGACCTCGCTCATAATGTGGTCTATATGAAACGATTCAATACCAATACCGGAGCTGCTGATGTGTTTGAGTTCCACGGCCAACAGCAGGCAAAAGAACAGCAGGCAGAGAACCCGGCCCCCGCTTTTGCACCGCTGGATGAATTTATGGACATGAAGGACACCATCAACAATCTGAAAGACGAGATAGAACGACTGAAAAAGCCCACGTCTGGCGGAAAGGCAGGGAAAAAGAATGATGCCTCCGATGAATAATCCCATGATGGCCATGCTCCAGATGGCGCGGAACGGCGGGAATCCCATGCAAATGCTCCAGCAGATGGCTGGACAGAATCCGCAGGCAGCTCAAGCTATGCGGCTCATTCAAGGGAAAAACCCGCAGCAGCTTCGCCAGACTGCGGAAAACATGGCAAAACAGAGGGGAACCTCCGTTGAGGAAATTGCACGGCAACTAGGTATACCCATGAAATAAAATAGAGCACTTCTTTTCAGTTTTTCGGTGTCTTGACAAAAAACCGCTCTTTGGAAACATCCGGGGAGCGTACGGCCCCGATGTAATAACTGACAAAGGAGTATATACAATGGATAACGATTTTGCGACTGGCTATGCTCTTGGCTCCGACTCCAACGGCGGCAACTGTAACAATGGCGGCTTTTGGGGTGGCGATGGCTGGTGGGCTATCATCATCTTCGCCATGATTTTTGGCTGGGGCCGCGGCGGCTTCGGTGGCTTCGGCGGCGGTGGTGCCAGCACCGATCCCGGCCTCCAGGGATTGGCTACTCGCGCCGATGTCAATGAGGCCATTGCCTTCAATGGTGTGGAGCGCGGCATCTCTGCTATCCAGCAGGGCATCTGTGACAGCACCTATGCCCTGAACAACAGCATCACCAGCGGCTTCAACAACACCAATGTGGCGCTGCTTCAGGGCTTCAACGGTGTCCAGTCTCAGATGTGCAACATGGCCGCTCAGGCTCAGGATTGCTGCTGCCAGACCCAGCGCGCCATCGACGGCGTGAACTACAACATGGCGACCAACACCTGCGCCATCCAGAATACCATCCAGGGCAGCACCCGCGATATTCTGGAGAACAACAATTCCAACACCCGCGCCATTCTGGATTTCCTGACTCAGAGCAAGATTGATTCTCTCCAGGCGGAGAACCAGTCCCTGAAGCTGGCCGCCTCTCAGGCCAACCAGAACAGTTATCTGACCGCCACTCTGGACGCTCAGACCTCTGAACTGATTCGGCGCATCAATCCCATGCCCGTGCCCGCTTACCAGGTGCCCGCCCCCTATCCCTATTGCGGGACCTACAACAACGGCTGCGGTTGTGGCTGCTAAACTTACGAGGAATCCTCGTAAGTTGGTCTTCCGGCTTTGCCGTGACTATTTCGGGGCGGCGGGCTAAGTGTCTGCCGCCCCTGATTTTTGGAGGTATTTTATGTCTTGTAAGCCTGTTTGCCGCCTGTGCGACAACCTGGTGCTAAGCCAGGCGGTCACCTTTACTGGCGGGAATCTTGAAATCAATCTGCCTGCCGGTGCCTACAACAACGGCGGAAAGTATTGTATTGTGGTAGCTCAGTCCATCCCGGCCACAACTACCATCAATGCACCTGTGTACATTACTATTGGCACTGGGACAGAGCTATATCCCCTTACCAAGCGTAACTGCGCTCAGGTGACTGCCTGCGGAATCCGCACCCGTACACGCTACTCCGTATGCGTTACGACTACCCCCACCGGCGGCTCGTTCCGCATGTTGGGGCAGCCCTGCTGCTCTCCCAGTAACAATCTTGCCAGTATTGACGGCGGTGCTGCACCCGCCCCTACGGCGTAAGGAGGGGTCAAAATGAAACGATCTACTCGGATGATGCTCATGTCCAGTGGCAACAATCGCCGCTACAACGACGGACGGAGCTACGACAACTACGATGTCGATGATAAGTTTCGTGACCGCCGTGGCCGGGAGCATTACGACAATGGCCGTTATGCACCGCGCTCTGAGATGATGGAGCCGGAGGATCGGGGCTATCGCCGTTACTCTGATGGGCGTTTTGCCCCACGGAACGATGGCGGTATGTGGGTAGAGAGCCGATACTGGGATGATCGGATGTACGGTCCCCGGTCTCACTACGGCTACCCCTACGTCCCCCCGGTCTATCGGGAGGATGGGAGCGCATACACAGAGCGACGGGAGATGAATCGTCCCATGAACAAAATCGGATTCGCTATCTCTGGCGAAGGTGAAATGAGGACTCCGAGAGAGTTTGACCATGACTACCGCATGGACGAGATGGCATACAGAAAAGGTGGAGAACATATGACAGGTTATGGGGCATCTTCCAGCTATATTCCTTTCACCAAGGAGATGGCCGATGAATGGTCTAAGCATATGGACAACGAGGATGGCACCCGTGGCGCTCACTGGACGCTGGAGCAGGCCAAACAGGTCATGGCCCAGCGTGGGATTGAGTGCGACCCCATCCAGTTCTGGGCGGCCCTCAACATGGTCTATAGTGACTACGTTAAAGTAGCCAAGAAGCACGGTGTCGGCGATAAGATTGATTTTTATGCCGACATGGCAAAATCGTTCCTCTGTGACAAGGACGCACCGGAGGACAAACTGGCCCGCTACTACGAGTACATCGTGAGGGGCTAAACAAGGGGCGGGGGCAATAGCCTCCGCCCTCTATTTTTGAACTTTTTCATCGGTTTGCTATTTGCACATATTTACACCGAAAGTTACGCACTAGCTACATACTAGCTACAAAAAATCCTGTAAGCATTGCAATCACTAGCTTTATTTTCACTACGAATTACAAACACATTAAAAGTCAATCTAATTTTACAACTAAAAACACTAGAATAGCAAGAAGAATGCACAATAAAAACAACTTTTTCGAACTTTTTGTGCGCTGTTCTATTTGCACATATTTAAGAAGAAAGTTACAAATACTTAGGAAACCTTCTGGATCTCTTTAGCCAAAAACGAAACATCTACGTGCGTATAGTGCTCGGTAACATCTCCATCGGAATGCCCTAAGATGCGCTTTATAGCGACTTCGTCCACCCCGGCCATTCTCATCCGAGACGCGGCGGTATGTCTGCACCAATGAGGGGTGGCGGAAGGGAGTCCTAATTCTTCCATAACTTTAGAGAATAGCGGGCGGTATTTGTATGCGGGGATTGCATTCCCGTCATCATCACAGATAATAGTTTTACCGTCTATGGACAGCCACTTGGTCAGATAGGGCATGATTTTAGGGTGCACCGGGACAATCCGATTTTTCCCGGCCTGTGTTTTTAGGCCGCCCTGCAAATAGTCCCCATCTGGATGATAGGAAAATCTGGTGAGCCCCAAAAACTCAGATACTCGGAATCCAGTATAACATAGCATTAGTACGGTATCGGCCCAAGGGAATCCAGAGGACGCCAGGTTCTCCAATTTACGAATTGTGATATCATCAAAAGCACCCTTTTCGTGCTTTGCTTCAACTCCTGGAAGTTCCACAAAAGCGGAATAGTCTTTATACACGATATCGCGCTCTGTTGCGTGCTTAAAAAGTGCTTTCATAAGCATTTTGTCATTGCTAATACTAGATTTCGATAATCCGTTTGCCTCGTCTTGGTCAATAATAGATTGTAGGTCGTCAATCGTAACCTTGCACATATCCTTCTTTTCTAGCACACAGAGGCGCGCCCAAGAAGCCTTATAGCTGGCGATAGAGGCGGCTCCTGCCTTTGCATACTTTTTGGCAGACCACTGATTGTATACGTCTCCCCAGGTAACGGCGAGTGACTTTGCCGGGATATTAGATGCCAAATATTTATCGAGAGCCTCCTGTGCTTCTTTGGCAGTTCTGTGGTAGGATAAATACTTTTGCTTCCACAGTCCGGGCCGCTCCAAATACGACACCCTGACGGCGTATCGGTTTCTGCGGTTCGGGCCAAGATTTACAATACTTCCAGTTCCGTTCGCTCTTCTCATTGACTTTTCCCCCTATTCTGGTAAAATAAAGGGGTGATATGGCACCCAAACCTTATCACCCCTATGTGAGCCGTCCCTGGTGTTGGTAGCACCGGGGGCGGCATTTTTATTGCGCCTTTTTCAGTTTCTCCATTTCACGGTTCAGCTTCTTCCCCATAGCCTCAAGGGCAGTGATCCGAGTGTCCATGACCTCCATGTCGTCCAGGTGCTCCAGTTTCTCCAGGATGGCGCTCTGGCCCTCTGCGAGCAAATTAAACCGCTTTTCAAATTTGGTTTCCATCATCATTACGGTGTTTTTGGTGATGCGCTGTTCAGCGTCCGCGATAATGGATTGGATTGCCTGCAAATCTTTTTCGTCCAGCATGTATAAAACCTCCTCGGTTGTCATAACCGCTGCTCTTGTAGCATTCCTGGGACGGTATTTTTATTGCTTTTCTAGTTTGACTGTTGTCGTAGTCCCTAGTGCAGAAATCTCATAGCTAATCTGTCCATCCTCATAAGTAAATGTCTTGATATTGTCCCCGGACGCTAAAAGGGCAGTAGAAGTTTTCTCTGTATCATTTTCAGAATCCCAAGAATACGGCTCATCCTCATTTGTTGGTGCGGTATATGTTCCAGCCCAATACAGAGACTTGGTATCACCATTATCAGAAACCCAATACACGGTAATTGCGCTTTCGTCAATAGTTGCAGACTGCCAAGAGTCTTCAGAGTTGCTATTTACCTGCTTCCACTCTCCAGTGAGGTCAGGAATCATGGGTTCAGCAGCCGCTCCGGGGGTTCCAGCAGACGTATCCCCTCCACATGCTACAAGAGATACACACATGATACTTGCGATTCCTAATCCAATTAGCTTTTTCATTTTACATCCTCCTTATATTTACCGCCCACCCGGCGGCTGGATCACTAAAAATACAATTCTGCTACTAGATTGCCATTCTGTGGCAATGATCGGTTGATGTAGCATATCATAAGCATAGTCCAATAATCTGTTCTTTTCTAAGGGAGCAATCTATTAGTGTATAGAAAAAAGCTACCACAATTTGGTGATAACACATATTGCTTGAATAGAACAAATGTTCTATAATGATAAGCAAGGAAAAGAAAATTCCCAGCGTCGACAAAATTTTACATAATACGAACTTTGCATACGGTATAGTACAAGCAGGCACTACAAAGTGAGAAAGTCACAAAATGGGAGGAGAGAGCAAGATGACACCGAACGAAAAAAGGCTTCCGAACTTCGAAAAACTTACTAAAGCACTAAATGAGAGAAAATCCCCTTATCGTTCTTTGCGTACTTTGGTGTTAATTTGCGAACCAGCGGTCAATAGCGTCCATAATTGCGAGCAAGAATCGAAGATCTGCGTCAGTTAGATCCCTTCCCTCTGGAACAATCCCGGCAGAAACAAAGGCCGATACAACTTCATCAACAGTCAACTCCCCCTCTTCGTCTTCGGGTGAAGCTGGGGGATTTTCTTTTTTATCTAAATCGTCAAGAGTATAGCCGAAGAAGTGGACTAGCTTCTGCATTGTAGGAAGTTTTGGGTCCTTTACCTTTCCGGCAAACAATTTTTCTAATGTTGGTTCAGGAATCCCGGATTTCGCAGCAATTTCGGATGTAGTTAGCCCACTTTTTGATTTCATAATTCGTATAGCTTCTAGCCACATATATCGCACCTTCTTTGCCAGTAGCATATCACATAGTAAATATAAAATCAAGAAATAAATTTCCTTGCATGGTGGAAAAATTCTTGACAACCATCCTTGAAGGTGGTATCATACAATCAGAAACCACCTCGTAAGGTGGAGGAGGTGAAAAAATGAGAGTGGTTTATCCTGAGCTTATTGGGGGGCTGGCCAAACAGTCCATTACGAAGTCAAAGGTAGCGGAAACGCTGGGAATCACGCCAAGAACACTCTACTCAAAGCTCTCTGGTGACACAGACTTTACACTATCTGAAGCAAATACTATTCGGCGGAGTTTTTTCCCTGATATGAGGCAGGAAGAGCTTTTCCGCCGAATCGACGATCGAGGAGCATAACAAAAACCGACGGGAGCGTCATTCCCGTCGGCCTCTGCCCAAATTTGTTTACCCTATGTACCTTGCAGGCTTTCACCGCTTGTAATGACGCCACAAGCTTCTTGAGGCACCAAGCCACTTTTGCGGTTTTGGTTCCGCCAATGCCTTATCGCTGACAAGCCACAAGGAGTACTTGATACGGTGGGGTATGATTACCGGCATACCACCATGGGTTTTACCTCTTCTCTGAGTGCTCCGCCGTATCAGTTGCTACATTTTACGCCAGTTTACGTGCTTTGGCAACCACTATATGCGACCTTGCAGTAAGGGAGCAGGCATAGTCAAAAGTTGGGTCAAGTCGACCAACTCCTTTCTGTGCCTTCCGGCATCGGAAATATTATACCGCAGTTGGCAGAAAAATGCAATATTAAGGCTCACCCATAGGGAGGTGAACGTGAGCAACTAAATAAAAATGCCCCGCCGGGTGTCGGAAGCACCCAGCGAGGCGGCAAACCTAATTGAAGCACCCAATCAGGCTTGCAGGAAGATTATACCACATCCTCCTTCAAGCCGCAATAAGAAGGAGGAAAAATGTCTGAAATAACCGTAAGGGAACTAAAGCGTGATGCGGCCCGCGTCAAGCACGAAGTGGACGAACTGGATCGGGTGGCTCACGGAATGACCTTTGATGAACTGATCCGGTTACTGGCCGGGCAGAAGCCCGAGAGCACCAATGGAGAAAAAGACGCCTGCCCCTGACGGGGCGCGAGGTAAAGGGGGTGAAACCGATGAATGCAGAAAAGTACCTGGAAGAAAAGGCAAGACTGTCCCAGGCACTAAACGGGCAGGAGAACCTTGACAGCGCGGTAACTGCCATTACCGATGTGCTGAAAAAGTACAACCTGAACCTGATGCCTGGAACAGCCTTTGATGTGATGTGCTTTACCTTAGAGACGATGCACCTGGGGAATTACGACTTAAAGGCAAAGATGCTTAAAGAGTGCGGGCTGTGATTGCGGGGACAAGCATGCGTGGTTCCCCCCGCTCCAAATTCCATTTGATAATGTGCTGATTGAAGTCGGAAGTTCTTGACATTATATCGCGCAGAGATGCCCATGACTGTTTATCCATCTGCTTTTTGCATTGTGGGCATACAGGTGGATTTTCAGCAGAACTTTTCTGAAATTCGGCCTCGAAGATGCAGCCGCATTCACATGAGATCGTCGCTTGAACAAACATGATTTTACCTCCCTTCTGCGCCCAGTATACCACGGCAAGGAAGGGAGCACAACAAAAAGCGCCCCGGCCAGTGCACCACCACCGACCAGGGCATGACACCACGTAACCCAGCTACGAGGTATCGGAGACAGTATATCACATCCTCCGGCCTCTGGCAAGATTGGAGGATTTTTTATGACCAAAGATGGGCAACTCAACGAGAGTAGCACGAAGCGGGAGATTGAGAACCGTTTCGCAAATGCACGCCGCGTCATGGACGACCTATGCCGGGCTTACTATGGGATGACTTGGGATGAGCATGAGCGGCTCCACGGGGAGAAGGGAGGCGAAAACGATGAGGCCAAGAACCAGAGCGCGGCCGCCGATCCCAACGGACGCTGAGATACTAGCGTATGACAATGTTCCAGTGGACGTTGCGGCCCGGTATTTAGACTGGCCGGAACAGACGGTAAGGCTGGCGCTCAGAGAGGGCCGGGCAACCTTCGGGATTGCGGTCAAGGACAAGGCGCTTACATACAAGATCAGCCCCGGCGGGCTGGTTAAGTACAAGCGAGAGGGCGTACCGTGCTTTGACTACGAAACCATCGTACACATGATACGGACTGCGGTGGCGAGCACCATTCAAAGCGAAATGAGCGATTTCAAGACAGAGCTTTTCAACTAATGAAAGAGAGTGAAAATTATGGGAGCACAAACCGAGCGCGACAGGCGCGCAAAGGCGTACAGCTACCGGGCCTACCGCCGCCGGGTACAGCAGGCGCAGGCGGTGGCTCAGCGGGTGCAACTGGCGGTGGTTGCCGGAGCGGCGCTGGTGCTGGCCGTTCTGGTGGCGGTCAGCCTATGAAAAAGCAACTGATCGTTACCACCGTATACCTGTTCTTTTTATTGGCGCTGGTTGCACTGATCGAAATTGTCTGGAACCAGGAACCGGAACAGCCAGCCATTGAGACCCCGGCAGCAACCACCACTCCGGCCCCCACGCCCACCGGCCCGCTCACCATCCAGATCACCGGACTGGAGGGCGCGGAGAGCATCGACGATGTGTGGGCGACGATTACCATCCCGAAAGAATAACTACGCCCCGGCTAGTGGCGACACACCAGCCGAGGCAGAAAGAGGGAATATGATGTCAAGTTCTAATAATTGTGAAACTAAGAAAGCGGTTTTAACGGTTGAGGCGGTTCAAGAACATCTAGCTCAGACGGCTCAATCACGCCAATGTCTATCAGCAAAGATATTACAGTCATGGCCGAAATTTGGCTTGTGTATAAAGAAGAATTAACAGCCATTTTCATGGCAACGGTGTTTGGATCGTCAGAATCTTTTATTCCGTTCATAATTGCACTTGCCAATTCATCTGCTTTCGCTTTTGAGTAATCGTCCAAAAAATCGCAACACCACTTTAATAAATCCACTCTAGTCACTTTATTCACCTCCTCCCTACCGCCTACATTTTACCATGGAAACGAGTGGAGAACAACAAAAAGCGCCGCTCCCCGGTGTGCGAGACCGGAGGGCGGCAAGGGAAACATTTGTTTATTTACATTTTATAACGATTAGAAAGGAAAGTCAAATGAAATTGTATCAAAAGCGCAATGGAAATATGTCCAATCAGGACTGGCTTGACCTTGGTACGCTTCTTCTTAAGCTGGGCTATGTAGTTTCCATAGGAAAGGAGAAGCAAAGCGGATCTATGTACCGTTCTTATATCGAAATCCAGGGAAACGGACTGGAGAAGGAGGAGCTGTAATGCACATCCCATTGTATGACAGCCAGACGACTCCGGCATCTGCTTATTGCGAGAAGTGCCGCCAGGAGGTCTACCACGGCGAGGCACGGTTTCAGTGGGAGGGACGGTGGCTCTGCCCGGACTGCTTCCGGGCCGCGGTCAACAAGGCCCTACGAGACTGCCCGGAGCAGGTGGCGTTGGAGATGGGGCTGGAAGTGGAGCGGTACGTATGAGCCGCGAGACCTGCGTGCGCTACTACACCACCGGCACAGCCACCGTGGCCGTCCATTTCCCCAATGGGCTGACGGTTTGCCAGTGGTGCCCCTACATCCAATACCGGGAGGGCCTCAAGCGCCACCAATGCGCCCTCACCGGCGAATTTCTGCCGTACCCGTTTGACGGGATGGGGAACGAGTGCCCGATTACATTTGATAAGGAGGACAAGCAACATGAGTTTGACAGTTAAGGAGACCAAGGGCGGCGGCAGTGCCCCCATTGAGCCCGGAGCGTACCCGGCCCGCTGCGTGGGCGTAGTCGACCTGGGCATCCAGCACAACGACTTCAACAACAAGGATCAAGAAAAGGTGCGGCTTATTTTTGAGCTGCCCACGGAGCGCGTGCAGGTAGACGGTGAGGACAAGCCCCGCTGGCTTAGCAAGCCCTACACCGCCTCCCTCCATGAGAAGTCCACCCTGCGCCATGATCTGGACGCCTGGCGCGGTAAGCCCTTTACCCAAGAAGAGCTGGCCGGGTTCAATCTGGCAAATGTAATCAACGCCCCCTGTTTACTTACCGTGGTCAACCAGGAGGGCAAGAATGGCGGCACCTACGCCAAGATTGCCGGTATCTCCAAACCGATGAAGGGTATGGAAGTGCCACCCCTTGAAAACGAGCCGATCCAGTTTGATATGGACGCCGAGGACGCCGAAGAGACCCTGAAGTTGCTGCCCACCTGGATGCAAGATGAGGTGCAGAAGTCAGTCACATGGAAGGCGAGGATGTCCGGCCCTTTTGAGGATGCCGACGAGGACGGCGAGCTCCCGTTTTAAGGGGGCCGCCGCCCTATGGAATACATTAAAATCCCTATAATCTGCGCCGACGCCATTTTGGCCCTCGGAGAAGCGGAGTGTGGCCGGTTGCTTATGTCCCTCCTGGAATACAGTAGGGGCGGAGGTACGGTTGAACCCCGTGGTGCTGAGAAGTCAATCTATCTAATTTTGAAAGCGCAGATGGACAAGGATACAGAGACAGGGCGGAAACGTGCGGAGAACGGGCGGAAAGGCGGCATAGCAAAGTCTAGCAAATTAAAGCAAAATCTAGCAAGAGATAGCATGCCCCCTTCCCCGCTTCCTTCTCCCCCCACACCCCCCATATCTATTCCCCCATCCCCCAAAGAAAAACCCCCTAAAGGGGGTAAAAAGAAAGTCCCCCCAACGGTGGAAGAAGTCCGCGCCTATTGCCAGGAACGGGGGAACGGCATAGACCCGGAGGCCTTTGTGGACTTCTACGCAGCGCGGGGGTGGAAATACGGAGCAGGGCGGCCCATTGTAGACTGGAAAGCCGCCGTGCGAACCTGGGAAGCCCGCCGAAGGGCGGAGCAGCCAGCCACTACGGAGACATACCGCCCCAGGGCCTATCACCTGGAGCGGGACGAGGATGGACAGGAGGTTGTAGTCTATGACGATTGACGCACTGGAGGCGGAGAGCGCGGTATGCGGCTCTATCCTGCTGGACGATGCATGTCTACCAGAAGTGCTGGAGCACCTGACAGAGGCGGATTTCGTGCTGGAGGCGAACCGGTCGATTTTCCGGGCGGCGGTTGAGCTTTACCGGCGTGAGGAGCCGGTAGACCCTGTGAGCATCCGGGCGGAGGCCAGGGGTGCAGTCAGCGACGCCTACATGATGGAGCTGATGCAGGCCACCAACACAGCGGCCAACGCCGGGATTTACGCGGAGGAGACCCGGCGGGCGTCCATGCGGCGGAGCCTGGTTGCCCTCGGTCAGGAGCTGGAGCAGCGTGCGTCTACCCTGGAGGACACCCCTAGGGAGCTGATTTTCACCGCTCAGCGGAAGCTGGAGGCCATTGAGGCCCAGGACACCGCAAGGGAGCTGGCTACCTCCGGGGACACTCTGCTGGCCTATTACCGGCACCGGGAGCGGGTGGACGCCGGTTCTGGCGGCTACGTCCCTACGGGCTACCGGAGCTTAGACCGATTGCTGGGCGGCGGTCTGCTGAACAGCGGATTTTACATTCTGGCCGCCCGGCCCGGCATGGGCAAGACCACTTTTGGGCTGGCTGTGGCGGATCAGGTAGCCCAACAGAATGGGCCAGTGCTCTTCGTGTCCCTGGAAATGGATGAGGAGCAGTTGGCCGCCAAGCGGCTGGCGCGGGCCGCCGGGATTTCCTATGACGCCCTCATGATGGGCAATCTTGGGGACGAAGAGCGGGCCCGTGCGGCGGAGTGGAGTTCGAAGGTGTCCCAGATACCTGTCTACACAAACCGCAAGCCCCGCGCCACCGTGGACGATATCGCCAACATGGCCCGGAAGGTTAAAGGGCTCAAGCTGCTGGTGGTGGACTATTTCGGGCTGATCCGGACAGAGGAGCGGGCTAAAAACCGCTATGAGGCTATGACCGAGGTGTCCGGGCAGCTCAAGGCGCTGGCGAGAAAGCTCAAAGTACCGCTGCTCTGCCTGGCGCAGATCAACCGGGAGAACGCACAGCGGCAGGATAAGCGGCCCCAGCTCTCTGACCTGCGGGATACCGGGGCACTGGAGCAGGATGCGGATGGCGTAATCTTTTTACACTGCAACAGCTATTACAACCAGGAGCGGCCCGACCCGTGGGAGCCCGACTATATGCAAATTATTTTGGCGAAAAACCGGCACGCCAGCACCGGTACGTGCGACGCGGCATTCTACCGGGCGGTGGGGCGGATTATACCAGCGAGGTGATATCAGTGACAGACGAAAAGGCGGCGGATGTTTTGTCCGCCCTGAGAGACAAACATCGCGCCATTATGGAGACCGGATCCGAGCTGGCTCAGGTGCATGGCCAGATTGTGGAAGCCCTGAACTGGGCGCTGGAGATACTTAGACATGGGAACGATTCGGTTTGATATACCATACCCGCCCACGAAGAAGGGCAAGTCGGCCTTCTGCCGCCGGTTTGGGCTGAACGCCTACTACTCCGGCAAGCACTGGGCGCAGCGGAAGAAGGACGCTGACGAGCTCCACGCGCTGACTCTGGCCGCGCTGAAACAGGCCCGAGTGCGGCGCGGGATGGTACGGGGGCCGGTCTCCATCACTTTTGCATGGGACGACGGGCTGGACATTGACAACCACGCAGCCATCGCCAAAGCCGTGGTGGACGCGCTCAAGGGATACCTGCTGCCGGACGACGATCACCGCTGGTACAGGCAGGTCATACATAGGCTTTGGGACGGGGGATGTATCCGGGTGGAGGTGGAGGAGCTTTGATCACCAGAGACCCCTACGGCATCAGCGGAGCGGTGGCACCCTGGCGCAGCCTGGACGCGATGGAGCCGATTGCGGAGCGCAGGATTACGGAGCGGGATACAGAGGAGGCCGAACTCTGTGGGCGGTGCCCGCTGCCGGACTGCAACCCGAAAAGAGTTGGCTGCCTCCTACATACCAGGGCGAAAAGGCCAAAACCGTCCCGTGATTTTCTGGAGCGCATGGCGCTGGACGGGTATGGGCCGGAGACGATAGCCCAGGCCACCGGATACTCCATATCAACCACCACAGAGTATATGAAACAGTTTTTTAGGGCGGGACCATGTGAGCGCTGTGCGTCCAAGAGCATTTGTGATGCAGTCGTCGGGACGTGTAGCCGTAAAGAGCGATGGAAAGCAATCAAGGAGGTGCCGAACGATGGACGATAAGACGCGCGCCGATTCTGAGCGCGGAGGAATTGCAGAGATTGGAGGTCAAGCCATGACGCGGGAAGAAGCGATTGAGTGCCTGAAAACTATACAGCGGTGGACTCCGGACTGGGATGACCGGGAAGATGGGCTGTCTTATTGGGATGCTATTGATATGGCCCTCTCCGCCCTCCGCCCCGTCAGCCGGGAGCAGGTGGAGAAGGCGTGGAGGGCGCACTGGATTCGGTGTGAGGATGCGCAAGAGGGCGTTGTGAAATATGTTTGTTCGCATTGTTTTGATTATCATGCTTTCCGGGAAGACTTTGGAGAATATACACATAACGGCAACCATCCGTTTTGTCGGAAATGTGGGAAAGCCATGACGGACGAGGCCGTGGAGATGGTGATGAAGAGATTGGAGGTGCCGAAAGATGACCAGGCCTGAATTTATTGCCCTGATTGGTCAGGATATCGTGGTAGATTATCCATTTGGTCAAGAACTCCAGCGGTGGAGCATGAAAAACTTTTATATCGATGGAAATGGCGAAGTCAAACATAATCGTCTCACGCTTATTATGGATGCTTTTATTGCCAACGCAAGAAATCCCCACAAAGGGAAGCCCACGCATGGTTAAGGAGGCGCTGAACGATGGCAAGGGCGATTGATGGAGAGTTGCTCGAACTGGAGATTGCAAATATTGCAAATAAACTGGCAAAATCCGATGCACAAAAGGCATTGATGGGACGGGTAATGTACTGCGTTGAGCATATGCCCACCCTCACCCCGCAGAACGAGCCGCTGACGCAGGCAGACCTTGATAGCATGGACTATGACAAGGTATGGATTGACTATGGGGACGACGGTGAGTGGGCGCTGGTGGTAAACGGTCGAATCTATTGCCTGGCAGTACTAGAGGGCGCCGGGTTCGAGGACATCTTGCGGGAGGAGCTGGGCGGTGAGACCCTGGATCGCCCCAGTGGAGATTACACCGTGTACCGCCGCCCGACGGAGGTATCGCCATGAGACACCAATACACCCGCGCAGAGCTGGAATCCATCACCCAGGAGACGGCAATCTACATTGAGGGCGCAGGGATAGCCCAGCTCCAATGGGGCGGCCTGGAGATTGCAGAAGGGTGCAGGGATGGATATCTGTACTGCAAGCACATCAAGCCGTTTAGCCTGGAGCTGTACGGCCAATACTGGACGGCCTTTGACGGGCCGCCGGAGGAGGGGTGAGCATGGAGAGACTGACATACTGGTGTGACAATGGGCATGGTGGTGGAAAATGGTTTGTAGCTATCGATGCCGAAGGAAGAGAAGATTACGGGCCGCACGTTGACCGCCTCGCAGCCTATGAGGAGACTGGCTTGGAGCCGGGGGAAATCGAACAGCTCAAAGGTGAAGCATTTGGTCTGAGAGTGGACAAGCAAGAGCTGGAGCAATATCGTGCTCTCGGCCCCATTGACCGCCTCCGCGAACTGGCCGAGGCCGCACTACGGAGGGAGCAGGATGGCTGATATTCTTACAATTATAGCCGCTGTGGAGTGGATGGCGCTTGGCCTGCTTGCCCTGTGGAAGCTCAAGGGGTGGGATCGAAAGATGGAAGAGTTATACGAAGACATGAAGAAACAGTGGGAGGCCGAGCATGAGACTAGTTGATGCGGATAATGCACGAGAGTGCTTTGGTGGTGATGGGGTGACTGGAGCCGCCATGAAGCGTATGTTTGATAGCCTACCCACCATCGACGCCGTGCCTGTGGTCAGGTGCCGGGAGTGCAAGTTTTACCGAGAGTTACGTACAAAACGGCACAACCAGCTCATGCGACTGTGCTACCGGATGGGCAAGCACGATATGGAGTACCCGGTCAAGCCGGATGATTTCTGCTCCTACGGCCAGCGAAAGGAGGACAACCTGGACGAAGCCATCGAAAAGTACCTGAAAATCAAGGAGGAGGACAACAAGTGAATAAACCAAGAATTGCGCAGGTGCTGGGTGTTGAGGTAGGCGAAGAATTTACATACGATTTCGGCGCAAATCAGGTAAATAGAGGCGCCTTCAAGATTGGAGCAGACGGGAAGCGATATTATAAGACGGGAGATCTCTGGAACCCTTGCTACAATGAGGATGATTTGGCTGTAATTATCAACCACCCCGACCGCATCATCCGCAAGCCCCGCTGGACGGAGCAGGAGGTGGAGAGGGCGAAGGCTATCAAAGTGCTATATCCAGTTGTTAAAACATTGGCATACGTTGATATAGTGGGACAGACATTTTACATGTATGATGACGAAGACAACTATAAGGGCAGTCTTGATAACCTTGATGAAACGTTTCCTACGCTGAGGAGCATAAGGCGGGCCACATTGGACGAGATCATCGGAGGTGCCCAATGACCAGAGAAATCCTTTTCAAAGCCAAGCGGCTGGATAATGGAGAGTGGGTGGAGGGAAACATTGTGGCTGTCCCGGAAGATGCCGACTTTATGCCCGGAGCGTACATTCTACCGCGGTTGGTATCGGCCAGGGCAGACCCGCCCACAAAAGGGAGAATCATGCTAAGCGGATTCTTTGAAGTTGACCCCGCCACGGTCTGCCAGTACACCAACATCGACATACAGCGAGAAGCGTGGCCGTCCTCCGAAGTACACAAGATTTTTACTGGCGATATGCTGGGCGAATGGGGCGAGGACGAGGAAGGCAACGAGTGTGTTTGCATCCTCGGCGTCGTGACCTATTGGGAAGATGAAGGACGCTATGTATTGGCAGACGAGGACGGGTTGTGCAACGACTGGACGCTGGAGGACGAAGCGAAGCCAGAGAATTGGCCCAACCTCATACACTGCGGCTCCATCCACGACGGGGAGGGCGGGCAACATGAGCGAGTGGATTAGCGTCAAGGACAGGCTGCCGGAAAGTCAAGCGGATGTCCTTGTGGTGGCGTTTTGGCATGAACGCTGGCAGACCATGATGGGCTGGCATAGTGACATGGGAAAGAAGTGGCGTGTCATTACACCACACGGAGAAAGAGAGCCGGGCGGTGTCACCCACTGGATGCCCCTCCCAGACCCGCCGAAGGAGGGATAGCCCTTGAACGAGTTCCAGGAGAGGCTGCGACGGTTAAGAGAAGAGAAAAGACCAGTCAAAAGCATGGTGACGGTTTCGGAGTTATGCGGGCTACCGAGTGGTGCGGTAAGAAAGTATGAGCGTGGGGAGGCGCGTCCTAATATGACAGCCTTGATTGCATTGGCCGACTACTATGAGGTAAGTTTGGACTACTTAACAGGGCGAACAAATTTCAGGTAAAATTTTTTAAATTGTCCTTTTTTGGACAGCAAAGAAAGAATCTTACTTTAAAATGGGAGTGTGGGAGCGTATACCCCTGCGCTCCCATTCTCTTTCATTCCCCTTCCTCCTTCACACGGATGGGGTGGCGTCGGTGCATCTGCCGCCACCCCCTCTGTGTGCAATATGCCGCCGGTCGAACACCACCCCACTATTCGGGGCATGAGGGGTCGCACCCTTCGGGCGGCGAATGACGGTGGAAAGACACTACACCAGACTGCCGGAGCGTCTAGGCGCTGGGAAGAGTAAGACGCGAGCCGCCTGTCATGGAGGCGGAAGCGGTGGCAGCTATGACCTGCCCCGGTGTGCCGACACATAGAAAGCGGCTGCGCCCGGCGGAGCGTGTAGAGACGGAATCCGCCGATATGCAGGAGCCAGAAGCAGGGTGATCTCCAGGCTGTGCAACTCAGTCCGCCTGCTATATTGGGTCGCTCCCATCCGTGGAAGCCGGACGCTTGTGTAGGGCGATAGCTACCAGCGCTATCCCGCTGAAAACTACCCTGCGAGTGGCTAATCATGATGTCGCCACCAAGGCTAGGGCGTGACAATCTAAGCGGGAAGCGCACATATACCGAGTGCAGTAGCAGAAGCGGAAGCGGCGGCCCATTACGTCGCGGACGTGTGGCGGCTCAATGCCGCCTCTCGGCTCCAAACGCAGAGGGAAAGCAAAAGAGGCACTGCGCGATTAAATTAAATGCCAATGGGCGGCTGGACAACCTACTGTCCGCCATATGCCGCTCCTCGCCGCTTGAGGCGGGCGGTGGCACCACAAGCGCACGAGCTGGAGAGGGCAAAAAAGCCGCCCCAGGAGGGGCGGCAGGATTAGCTCAGAATTTCTTTCAGTTTGTCCAAATTCCCGGCATTGGGGCTGACCTTGCCGCTCTCCCAGCGGGATATCACGGCCTGGTTAACGTCCATCGCATCCGCAAGCTGGGCTTGAGTCAAGCCTTTGGCCTTTCTGGCGGCGGAAATATCAAACTCGACAGACGCAAGGGGGCGCTTGCCTTTACCGGCAAAATAGCCTAACTGCCAAGCCCCCTGCATTTCAAGGGGCTGGAACTTTTCAGACCCTCCCTCCACGGGCGGGTCAATGCTGGTGATCTCGCAAAGCGCCTCAGCAACCTGCCGGTCGAGATCCCTCTTTAGGAGGCCAAGCCTGTGAGCATCAGAAATGACTCTGGCGAGTGCTGTATACGGGCGCTGAGCGGCAAGGGTGAGATCCCCTCCGATCTCCTGCGGATATGCCGCCGCGTTGAGCCGACCGAACACCCAGCCGAACACGTATGCTTCTCTGTTTGTCATAACAATCCTCCTATCAAAGCCCCAAAAGCTCCGCAAGATTTTTCTGATTCTGCTCACACTTGGCCTTGTACTCGTCGCTCTGATGCCATTCGGCGGACTTGCGGCACATGACATCATCTAGGTCGGCAAACAACTGGGCAATGGAGGAACCATGGTTCTCCATCGGGGGGGAGAGGTAGCACAGGGTTTCGCGGACGGCATACAGTTGGTCAAGGGTCATACGCTCAAAACGCTCTTTCATCATGGTATGGTCCTCCTTTTCGTTCAGGCGGCCACGAAGCTGCCGGTCATGTTGTCCACATAGCCGATACGCTCGGTGCGCTTACGGTTCCAGGCGTTGGTGTAGACAGCAACCTCAACATAAGTGCGGTTATGGCCGCTCTTGGCCCAGTCATTGATGTGGATCTTGGTGTTCCAGGTGATATTTTCGGCGACGGCTTCAGCGGCCTTGATGGCCTTGGCGAGCGCCCAGGCGGCTTTGAGAGCGATGGACATGGACACGTTAGCGCTGCGGCGGATGCTCCAGGCGTTGATCATGATCTCGTGCTTGTTGTACATAACTCATTACCTCCTGGGATCGCTCCCTCTTGATGATTTAATTATATCATAAAATATGATATTGTCAATACATATTTTGAAAAATATTTGCCGCCCCGCAGTTGCAGGAGACGGGGGTGGCCCCAACGAGAGGAAACGCATGGCGGGATATTCCCCCGCCGCCTCTCAAACAAAAGATCAGGGCTAGGCCGACGGGCCGAAAAGGGAGGTGCCACCTTACTCCCCTGCCCTGAGTCAACATAAAGGTGGGAAGCAAAACAGAAAGGGTGGTATCTACATGAACGAACTAATCAAAGTTGACTTTAGCGGCGAAAAGCCAGCAGTATCAGCGCGGGAACTCCACGAGTTTCTAGAGGTAGAAACACCGTACCACAAGTGGTTTCCCCGTATGTGCGAATATGGATTCGCTGAAAATGAGGATTACGCAGTCACGGACATTTTTGTCCATAACCCCGCTGGCGGCCCTCAGAGCATGAAAGATGCCGCCGTCTCTATCGATATGGCCAAGGAGATCTGCATGCTACAGCGGAACGAGAAGGGGAAGATTGCCCGGAAGTATTTCCTCCAATTGGAAAAGGATTGGAATAGCCCGGAAAAGGTAATGGCCCGTGCGCTCCAGATAGCCGATCGAAAGATTAAGATGCTGGAGGCGGAGAAGGAGACCAACCGGCCGAAGGTGCTATTTGCGGACTCTGTGGCTGCCTCCAATACATCCATACTGGTTGGAGAGCTGGCAAAGCTCCTCAAGCAGAATGGGGTGGACACTGGGCAGAACCGTCTCTTTGACTGGATGCGGAACAACGGATATCTGATCCGCAGAGAGGGCACGGATTACAACATGCCCACACAGCGCTCGATGGAATTGGGCCTGTTTGAAATCAAGGAAACCAGCATTACACATGCAGATGGGCACGTTACAGTAAACAAGACTCCGAAGGTGACGGGGAAAGGACAGCAGTTTTTTATCAACATGTTTCTAGGTTAACAACCCACACGGGTGTATCGCTTAACAGGCTGTGACGGCTGGCCGGATCCGAGCCAGTGCTCGACAGTAGGCGGCGAAAAGCATTTAAAAGCATTTAAAAGCATTTCAAAAGCAAAACGAAAGCAAGGGAGAGAGAAAGAAAATGTCCCCCTCTTGATGGCCCCCTTTATCCCCCCTCT